CCTTACAGAGGTGGCTAGTGGGTCTTGTCCCGCAGGTGGAGCAGTTGGTCGGCCTTGAGGGCCAGCGACGCGTCCCAGTTGCCTTGGGCGGCTGCCTGCGCAGCGCGTTCGGCTTCGGTCGGCTGCCCCGCCGCGCTGGCGCCCTGAGCCGGGTTCGGCAGGGGCGCCCGCAGATCGTTCGTGCGTGCCAGATGCGGCTTGCGGGAGATCAGGTCGCCGAGTGCGGCCTTGATGGCCTCCTCGTTGACCGTCCCGTCGTCGGACAGGAAGTCCGTGCCGATCTGGTGCGCGTCCGTCGCGTCGTGGAACGTCGTCGCCGCGAGAGCTTCGATCTTCGACGTGACCGCCTGCGTCCGAAGCGCCTGGATCGTCGCGTTCGCCTGCTCTGCGGCCTCCTGGGCCTTTTGCAGATCGGACTTCGCGGCTTCCTGCTGGCGCTCGAACTCGGCCGCCTTCGGCTCCAGCTCCTTCAACCGCTCTCGCAGTTGACGGGCTTCACTGTTGGGCTTGGTGATCCGGGCGAGGATGACCTCTCGGGCCGCCTCGTCCAGGCCACCGATCACGTCGTCGAACTTCGGCGCCGTTGGCGTCTCGACGGGAGCGTTGCCGTCCGGGCTGCCCTCCGGGGGCGTCTGCTCGGCGGCTTCGGGAGCGGGGGTGGTCGTGCTCATCTGCCCTCCTGGGGCTCAGTGCGGGATTGCCCTCCAGGGGCGCGACCTCGCGGGATGCGAGGAAGTTCAGGCGGCGCGCAGTTCGCTGGCGCGCTTGCGGAGTCGGGCGAGCTGACGTGTTCGCCACTCCGAGTCCTTGAGCGTCTCGGTGACGCTGATCTGGTTCTCAACCCAATCGAGCGAGTCGAGCGCGTTGCCGGTGTCGTACACCTTGGGCTTGCGTCGAACCTCGGGTTCGACCGCGCGCCGCACGTCCTCGCCGCGGTCATTGCGCTCGATGTGCGGGCGCTCCCACGCTCGACGGAACGCACGGGCCTTGCCCCTGCCGCCGACGTTCTGCGTCACGCGTTCGTACAGCTCCCGTGCCCGTCGGACTTCGTCGGGCTCGTCCCAGCGGCCGAACACCGCCACGACGTCACAACGGCAGTTCGGGTGGTAGCGGTCGATCCGGTCGCCAGCGGTCTCAGAGGATCGGTACACGGCGCCGCGAGTGGCGAGCATCATGCAGAACGCGCACGCGTCGGGTTCGGCGACCCTGGCGTACCGGATACGCGGCGAACGGTCTCGGTCGATCGCTTCGACCGTCTGCTCGCGGCCCGTTCCGAGCACCAGATCGGACAGAGCGTCGGACAGAGCGTCGGCAGTCTCGGTCTTGATGACCTCGACCAGCTCCCGATCAGCTCCGTCCGGCACCCACAGGTCCGCCGTCAGCGCCCGAAACGTTCGGTCGATGTCGGCCTGCGAAGGCGGATCGACGATCGGCAACCGGTACGGGTTCGTCAGACCTGCGTCCGCCCTTGCCTGCTCGTACCAAAGGCGTGCCGCGTAGGCGCTCTGGCTACCGAAGCGACGCGTCAGCTCACGCAGACCGGCAGCGACCTCAGGCTGACTGTCGCGCATGTTCCACGGGTCGAGCGCGGCGAAGATCGGCCAGAACGCGAGGAGGAACTGCCAGATCAGGCCCTCTTGGTCCTGGCGCTGCTCCTCGGCAAGCTCAGACCGCGTCGGCATCGGCCGCCGCCTGCTGCTGCGCGGACTCGCGGATCATCCGCAGGTCGCCCAGTGCGTCCCCGCGGCGATCCTCCTCAAGCTGGCGTCGCTCCACCGACGAGTAGCCCAGACGCTTGAGCGTCACGTCCGAGGTGGGCGGCACCGCCCCGACGCTGATCTGCTTGCTGATCGCGTCGGACGCGATCGACATGGGCTGCTCGTCGACCTCGACCCAGTCAGTCGTCAGGCGTCGGTACTCGCGCGGCAGGGAGCCGCTGTTCTGGAACCGCATCACCATCTGCGCCACGCGGGCCAACTCGGGGCCAAACGTCCGCTGCATCTGTCGAGCGCGGCGGTTCCGCGTGAACTCGGCGGCCTGACGAGCCTCGGCGGACGTCGGGTTGCCCTGCGTATAGAGGCCGACGTCCTGGGGTGGCGCGGCGACGATCGACGCGACCTGCGAGGCGCGCTCCTCGAACGGCTTGAGCAGTGACGACGGGTCGTAAGCCATGATCTGCTTGATGTCCGGGACTGCACCCTGCTCGTCACGCTCGAACGCGTTGAGGATGCTCATGTAGGTCTCGAACTTTGACTTCTTCGAGCCATCGGCCTTCCTGAACGCCTCCTCCGTGGCGCCCAGGATGAACAGCCGGGGAGTTGCCCAGATCTCCCGCGCAAGCTCGATTCCCATCAGGTCGCGGGATGCCGAGATCGTGTGCGACCGAAGGGCCGGCGTGATCGCCGATCGACCGTCCCGCTGAGACGTCATCGGAGCGTGAGCCATGCGGACCACCGGCACGAAGTCGAAGTCGTGCTCGTCCCGGTTGGCGATCTCCCACTCGCCAGCATCGTTCGCCGACAGGTGGATCGTCTGGCGAGGCAGGTAGAGCACGGCATGAGCGCGTCCGTCCTGCCAGTACTGCTGCCACGCAGCCTCGGGCCGGTCGCCGCGCAGATTCCACTTCGCGACCATGTTCAGCGGCGACTCGACGGTGACGCGTGGCGCGTAGCCAGGCTCGTCGGGCGAGCCGACCGTCCACCACACGTGGGAGAGGGCGAGCGCGTCGGTCGTCGCCAGCGGCATGAGCGCATCGAAGCCGTTCTCGACCATCACGTCAGCCAGTTCGACATCGACGTCGGTGGCGTTGGGAAGTCGGAAGCCGTCGACGGTCAGCCGCTCCACGTAGGGATCGACCGATAGCGACGGCCAGCCCACGATCGTGCGCACTCGGTCTTCAACCTCTTTGGGCACCGCGATCCGCAGGTTGTCTACCCGGTACTTGCCGAGCAGAAACGCCTCGCTCTCGCGCATATCGAACTCGCGGCGCATGCGGAGCATCGACATCTCGGCGATCAGAGTCCGCTCGTGCTCCGAGAGGCTGAGGGTCGGGAGGGTGGGGATAGTTCCCAGAGGGAACGCAACCGAGACGGTCACGACACCACCCCTCTCAGTCCAGGTCGATCAGGCGCCCCTTCCCGGGGACGCCCTTGCCGTTGGCGGTTTGGAGGCGGATCAGCCGCCAGAGCATGCGCGCACCGACCGCGCAGACGGCGAGGTCGACCTTGCGTTTGGAGGATCGGTGCTCCTTGCCGATCGTGATTCCGAAGCGTCCTTCACGACGGCGAGCGTTCTTCATGTGGCGGCGCAGGGTGTCGCCGCCGTGATGCAGGGCTAGGCCGGATTCCAGATCCTCGGCGAGCTGCGTCACCGCAGGCTGGAACTGCTGCTGTGCGGCCGTGGTGAGCATGTCGAACGCGACCGAGTGGCGCTTCGGGCCGGACTTCGTCACCCAGAGCTGGAGGCGACGGTGATAGCGCTCGTGCCACTGATCGACCAGCGGCCACCAGAAGCGATCGTCCTCAACGGCATCGGTCGCCTTCGCGTGCGACGGATCGAACCAGAAACCGACAACGCGGAAGCGGTCGAACGCCTCGGTCACGGCCGCATCGACGGCCGATCGGTCCACCAACTCACCAGCCTTCGGCTGCTGCACGTGGAGCGTCTGGAGGAAGCCATCGGACATCCGGCAAGCGACCAAGCCCGTAGCATCGTCCGACTTCGACCCGTCACCGAACATCACGATCGTGTCGCCGTCGGCGAGCGCGAGATCCTTGCGCCAGTTCGCCGGGTTGTCGACCCAGCGCGGGTCGGCCCAAGCGTCCTCGGTTCCGACGACCTGGTTGTACCACTTACGCCGAGACTCCGACGGCGCGTTCTCCGGGTTCATGATCGACTTGACGATCCGACCGCGGGGGCGGATGTCGAGCCAGGTAGCATCGCCGCGCACTGCCCGCAGTACGTCCGGGGCTGCCTCCGCAGTCAGGGGCGCGTGCGGAGGCGCTTCGAGCGAGTCCCACAGCACGCCGTAGTCCTCGGACTCGGCTTCGACACCCTGCGTCGACTCCCACGCCTCACGGGCCCGCTCGGCGACCGAGTCGCGGCCAGGTCGGAAGGCGTTGAAGATGTCGAGGATGCGAGCCGGGGTGGACTGCTCGGCCTTCGCGGCGTTGCCCTCCATCGCGCCGACCATCTCGTGGCCGCCGTTGGTCGCCAACCAGTTCTGGATCTCAGCGCGGACGATCAGGTGAGGCCGTCCACCCTCGACCTTGAGCGGGTTCGAGGTAATCGCCTCGATCTGGCGGCGGTCGCCGTCAGACCAGACGTTCTCCTTGCCGACCTGGATGCCGTAGAAGTCGCGAGTGTCCTGCGGGATCAGCGCCGGGAACAGCTTCATCGTGTTCTGCGTCTGGTCCTGCGCCACGGCCGCGATCTGGGTCCATGCTTCGGGGTCGTCACGGCCAATCGGGCGGTCGCCCTCCCAGTGATCGAACATCACCGGCGCGTGCAGGGAGCTGGTCGAGATCGCAGCGGCGATCGGGTCTTTGCCGAAGCCCTTGAGCCGCTGGAGCGCGTATGTGTGGGCGGTGAAGTCCGTCGTCTCCGGGTCGAGCGCGTAGAACCAGAGCACGATCCGGGTCTGTTCCGGCGTCCACAGCCAGGGCTTGCCGCCCTTGCCGGTCAGCCAGTACGAGGACCATGACAGGACACCCCAGCCGAGAGTGGCGTCCGGGAGCAGCCATCCACGCTCAGGTTCCCAGTCCCAGATCGGGCCGACCTTGACTGGCTCGTACAGCAGATCGTCGGGCGGAACCGTCCGGTCGAGGAGGTCTCGGTAGTGCCGCTCGATCTCGGCATAGTCGGCCTCGCGGGACTTGTGGAGCGCGGGGCCAGCGTCAAGCGCTAGCGCCACGGTTCGCCCACCGCCGCTGGGCCGCCGAACGCTGCTGGTTCGGCTTCTCGCCGCCCGGAGCGTCCGGCAGCTTCAACCGAGCGAGGAACGACTGGCGAGCCTTGCGCTGCTTGTCGATCGAGCCAATGAGCGGGTGCTCCACGAGCTGACCCATGCTGCCCTTGGTCGTCAGCGGATAGCCCTGCTCACGCCACGCATCCTCGAACGCCTTGAGCATGTCCGACGCGGCACAGGCATCCGCGAGCATGCGCAGCTCGTCGGGACGCAGTTGGTACTTGCCAGCGATCTCATCCCAGAGGGCGCGACCATGTGTCGACAGGTGCTCGGGCGGCTTCGGCTTCAACATAGTGCCCTCCTGGGGCGCATGGATTTGCCCTCCTGGGGCGCTGGCAGCTCGGGAACGAGCGCCTGAAAAACGGGGTCGGACCGCACGCAGCCCCGCGACCGCTAAACACTCCGTAGGTGGGAGGGGGCGGGGGCGGGGTACCTCCCCCTGGGCCTCCGCGTCAGCGTCGTCGGTTCGGATGCGGTTCGGATGGGCGCTTGCGACGGGGGCGCGCCTGGGCTGCTTCGCGTTGAGTCTTGGCCTTGTGGCAGGGCACGCAGATGGCAGCGAGATTGGCGTCGTCATGGGTGCCGCCCTTGTGGACAGGCACCACGTGGTCAACCTGGTCCGCCGCGTTCGAGCAGAGGTAGCACTGGTGTTCGTCGCGTTCGAGGATGCGTGCCCTCGTCTTCGACCAGCCGGGGGGTTGTTTGTAACCGGGGGCGGCCCAGGTCATTTTGAAGACCACGCCCCCTCTTTTCGTTACGCTCCGGTTCATGACGCAGGCAGGCTGGTATCCGCTTGACGGAGAGATCCGCTACTGGAACGGCGAGGCATGGACTGACGAGGTTCGGCCGCGCTTGTCTGCGACCGAGCGGGCAGCACGGCTTGATGCTGAGATCGCATCGGCAAGTCAGCCTGGCAACACCAGCGTGGATGTCACCGTGGCGAAGACTGGTGAGTGGTCAGCACTTGTGACCATCAGGCCCAAGACCAACCATCTCTTGCACTTCTTGATCGGCGTGTTCACGTGCGGGACGTGGTGGCTGGTATGGCTGCTGATCTATCTCACGACGTCGAGCAAGGCCGCCCAGCGAGTTCTTACGATCGATGAGTGGGGTCGGGCCGAGTGGGCGACACAGGCGCCCGGCAGCAGTCACTAGCCAGGCACTGAGCCGTTGATGGGAAAGACCTGGCGAGTCCCGGAGGAGCACCAGGAGCAAGATGCCGAGAGCGTGCGCCCCCGACGCGCTGCGCTTCAACCCGGCAGCGGGGGACGGCGATGTGCCGGAATGAGAAAACCTCGAACCTTTGGGCATGCGGCCGCAACGGTTTCGAGGCGACAACAGGCTAGCACACGAGCCGCCGCTTACCGCCATTCCTCGCGATAGTCCGGGTGGTCGGCGTACGGCAGGGCCAGATCAGCGAGCGTGCGGGAGGCGAGGTGTACAGCTATTGCCTGACTCGCGAGCTGCATCTCTGAGCAGCGCACCACGATCTGCCGCTTGGCCTCGCACTCGGCCAGGACCCGGGACGGCTGCACGAGCAGTTGGCCGTAGTTGTCGCGGTCGAAGGTGCGATCCCAGGGTGTGAAGCTCCCGGCCTTGCGCGCCTCGTGCTCGTCCTCGGCGATGCGCGCCAGCAGGAACTCCGTGATCGTCATGCGTTCATCCTTCCATCGCGCTTCGCCCACCCTCGTGGATCTGCGGCGCGTCGTGCCAGCAGGTCGAGCACTTCACCCACCCGATACAGCCTGGTTCCGGCGTCGTTGTCGGCCCAGATCAGGTCGCCGCGGTCGGTCCACTTCTTGAGCCGCTTGTTCAGTCGCTCGACGCTCGGCTCGTCTTCGAGCAGGGTCACGCACACCGTGGCGATGACTGACAGCGGCAGCAGTGTCTCGCGCGCCTCGGACAGCAACGTCTTGCGTCGGGCGGTCACCGAGTGCTGGGTCTTGCAGTCGGGGCAGCGGACGTAGGAGTAGCCGGGGATGGCGTACAAGTCGCGCTCGCAGATCTCGCCGTCGACGGTCTCGTACTCCAGTCCGCAGCCGCCCTCGATGTCGCAGGGCGTGCCGGGGCTCTGGTGGCAGGCGCAGGCGCAGGACAGGCCGTCGTGGGGCCGGTCGGCTCGCAGGATGGTCGAGCAGATCCCGGCGTACCAGCGACCCTTGCCGCGCTCCACGATCCGACGTAGGCGCCGTTCCAGGGTGAGCGATTCGGACAGGATCTGATCGGCCCAGTCGGCGGTGGCGATCGACTTGAGGTTGCGGATCAGGAAGCCGACCAGCGCGTGCACGGTATCGGCCGGCCAATCCATGTCAGGGTTGTCGTCCAAGATGACCCGCGCCCACGTGACGAGCTGGTTCTTGGTGTCGGCGGCAGCGATGTCGGGATCGTCGTCACGTGGCAGCTCGCGCTCGCTGATGATCGCCGTCAGAACCGGGTCGGCGTGACCAGCGCGACGCGTTCGGACCCGCACCGAGTGGTCACCCACGCTCAGCAGGTCCCCGTGGTACGCCGCCGTGTTGTCCAACGCGATCTTGAGCGTCGTGCAGCAGGCGTTGCACAGGGTGACCCCGTTGGTGGTGGCCGTGCAGCTCAGGCAGTTCACGCCGAGTCCTTTCGGTAGATCTCATCCCGCGTCACATCGCCCCGCCGTACCGCGTGCGGCAGGTGTCCCAGGTGCCAGTAGCCGCTGCACTTGTAGACGCTCATGCCCTTGCGGTTCGGCAGCGTGTGGCGGGCCTTCCTCGCGGCGTGCTTGGTCATGTAGACCCGCTTTCCGCAGATGTTGCAGACAGTCGACCAGGTCACGAGTCACCCCGCGTGTCGTGTGTCCATGCCGCGACGACGGTCTCGATGTGCCCCATGCCGCAGCCAGCACACTCGTCCTCGCGAATCAGATGGACCCTGACCCAGCGCTCAGGCTCGGCAAGACTCCCGAAGGTCTCGATCTCGGTGCGGTAGTCGGTCACGTCTCGCTCCCGTCCAGCGCACTCAGCGCCCGGTCGCGGTAGTCCTCCAGGGTGACGGCCATCATCGGCTGGTGGGAGTCGTGACGGCCCGACCAGTAGCGGCGGGCCCAGTCGGACATGACGGGCTCGTGGAGGAACGCACGCACCCGCCCCAGTGCCGCCTCAGCCGCTTCGAGTCGTTCCGTGAGCAGCTCCACGTTCTCTTCGGCCGTCCCGCACTCTTGCTCGATCCAATCCAGCCGGTCCAAGAGCGCGAGGACGGTCGGCGGCTCGAACGCGGCGTGGAATCTGTCGGCGATGTCCTGCCGTGGGTAGACCCATGTCTCGGCCACGATTTCGCCGAACTTGGTGGTGATCGTCTGTCGACCGGCGCGAATGGAGACACCGGCCAATGCCTCTGGTGTCGCCTCCTCCGCGATCGCCCGCAGCTGGATCAGGTCCAGGTCGTCGTCATTGGGCATCGGGGGTCTCCTTCGGGGTGGGCTCTTCGTCGACGCGCACCAGGTGCCATGTGTGCGACCAGAACTTGCGGAAGTCGTCGTAGGTGGCTTCGAACGCCTCGCGGACCTTCGTCGTGACCTCGGCCTTGTTCGCTGCCAGGAGGGTCATGGGGATCTCGACCACGATCTTGTCGCCGTAGTGGTTCAGCCGTCGGACGACGATCTGCCAGCGGTACTCAGGCATTGGGCGTCTCCTGTCCCGCCTCGATCCGGGCGGCGAGAGCGCTGACTATGCGTGTGTCGAGTGCCGTGCAGGCGATGAACGCTCGGGCGAACTCGTGACCTCGATCCGCATCCACACGAAGCCGGTCATCGATCGACGCTCCGAGGGCGTCGATGACCTCCCTCAGCGCCATGACCGCTCCCCGCTTCTCGGCCTGCGCGATCTCGGCGGCCAGCCAGCGGTCGAACTCGGCGGCCAACTGCGCGTACCAGCCGCCACGTTGACGGCCATAGCCTTCGCGAACTTCGCCTGTCGTCGGCGTGTACTCGTCAGCCATTGCCCTGCTCCGTCCACTCGCCCCGGATCACGTCGGCCAGGTGGGTGCGGTACTCGTCGTGTGGTCGCCACGTGCGGTCGCAGGCGCATACGCAATTACCGGGGCTGTACCCGATCACCGCGTGACGATCCAGCAGCGCAACTAGCCGGTCACGGTCGGGCGGGGGTGCGAGGATCGTCACGGGCGCTGGCTCGGTCGATGCGCGGTCGCGGATGATCTTCTCGACCATCAGCAGCCGCGACACCGGGTCAGGCTCAGGACGGCCCCGGAGTTCCTGCTCCTTCATCCATCGGGCTTCGGCGTGGACCTCGTCAGCTGCCCACGACAGCAGTTCGTGCTCGGGTGTGCTGGGGCTGGTCATGCGTGTGTCCCTTCGGTCTTGACGGTGGCTCGCAGTAGTCCGCCGGCCAGCCCGTGAGGCATCGGCTCGGGGGTCAGTAGCGGCGCTCGTTTCGCGATCCGGAGCGAGCCACCGTCAAGACCT